GGGCGCATGGGGGCGTATCGGCGGGAACACACTGGTTCAACTGATGAACCGCCAAGGCTCCAACGCAATGCTCGACTCTTACGTCGACCGACTGTTGGAGATGAGCGCCAGACGGCGGATGCATAAAGCAGCCGACGAGCTAGGCGCTATCGCGGTGGATGGGCACCTCAGCCCAGGAGAGGCAATCACCGAGGCGGAGGCGTTGGTAGGACGGCTGAGGGAGTGTGGCGAGAATCTCGTGGAGGGAGACGATGCCGGGGGCGTCGTCAGTAGCTATATGCACACCGTACACGCTATCCAGCGGGGCGAGCAGCAGCCGCCACGTATCTCGACTGGACTCCACCCCCTCGACAAAGCCCTCGGTGGGGGATTCAGGCCAGGATGGCTCGTTCTGGTCATGAGCCTCAATGGTCACGGTAAAACAGCCCTGGCTGTCAACGGTTTCGCATGGGCGGTCGCCCAGCAAGGGCGGCCAGCCCTCATCATATCCCTGGAGATGCCCGCTGATCAGCTAGTGGGGCGCCTTATCGCCGCTGAATCCGGCATACCAGTCCAGATGCACGACCAAAAAGGCCTCAATGAGGACCAACTCGTCGCCATGACCCACGCTGCACAGAAGGTCTCAGTCGCTCCCATCCGAATCATGGGCCATCAAGCCGCTACGATTGACGCGGTGCGGCAGGCAGCGCGGTCATTCAAGGCCCAAAAGGGTGATTTGGGCATCATCGTGGTGGATTACATCCAACTCATGCGCTCTGAAGGGAAAAATAGCAGCAGAACCGAGGAGTTGGAGCGAATAAGCCGGGGACTCAAGGAACTGGCCATGGAGTTGGACTGCGTTGTGGTTAGTATCTCGCAACCAACCATGGCGGCGAAGCGAACATCGACTCGTCCGACCATTCGAGACAGTAAAGGGAGCGGAGCGATAGATGATGACGCTGACTTGGGCCTTGTGCCGTGGATTTTACGGAATGTTGATGAGTCTGCAAAGCCATGGGAAGCTGAGATAGGCATGGACAAGTTCAGGCACGGACCGAGACGCAATCTCTACCCCTCAGACGTTGAATGGGACGGTAGTAGAACGCGTTTCATCGAGGTCGGGGCCACATTCCGTGGCTAAGGGGCGAACCAGGGCCGTATTCCCCCCATCGCCCATGCCTATAGCGCCAGAGGCGTGGTTATCTATCGATCCGGCAAGCGGAAAGAAGGACTCGGTGGCCGTCAGGTGGAATCGCACCACACCGGTCGAGTTCGTCGGAATCAAGCACCGAAGCATCGACAGCATGAACAAAAGCCTCGGCGGTTCAGACCTCATCGTCGTTGAAGGCGGCGGATTCGTCGGAGCCAACGCTGCCTCGGCTCTTGCGCTCGCCAGGGTCAGAGAAAGGTTCGCTTGCGTGGCGTGGCACAAGGGCATTCCGACGCTTGAGGTCGCCCCTGACCACTGGCGCTCCATACTCAAACTCACGGCACGCCCTAGAGACCAAGCAGTTGCAGCACAGAGAACTCTGTGTAAACTACTGGCGAATAGGGGTGTTCAACCCGCCCTCCCATTTGCAGTCGGCGCGACCAACGACGACAAGCGCGCGGCGCTGCTGATAGGGTGGGCATGTTGCCAGTCATGGGGCTGGCTCTGAGGTGACCGATGGCGACAGCAAAGAAGCCCGCAAAGAAGAAGCCCGTGAAGAAGAAGATCACCAGCGGGCGCAAAGTCAATATCCCCAAGGCCGAGGCTGAGTCCATCCTGGCCGATGCGCCCAAGCGCCTCTCGTCCGCAGGGGGCACGAGGCACCACATGATGAACCTTGTCCGCTTCCGAGAGATGGATATCGACGAGCCACTGTCGAAGTTCATCAACAAGGTCACCAAGCGTGGGAACTTCAAAGACCCCACCGACGCCACACTCGCCATGCTGCGCTACCTGGCGCACTTCGCAACCCAGCGCGGGCTCGGCTCGTTTATCCCCCACCTCCGTGGATTCAAGGGTAGGAAATGAGCGCCTTTGCTGCCGAGGGTGAAGCGATGCACGAGGGATACAGCATCGCCTCGAAAGACATCGTTGTTTACGACCCAGACAAGCGCTCTGGTGGCGTCGCAAAGGCCACTATCGTCGAGGGACTCATCGCCGAGGCGGTAGCGAGCAGCAAGATTGCGCTCGATGTTCTCCACCAGTCCGACGGAGATGCGGCGTCTGATGCGTCGGCAGCCTTCAAGGTCATCGGCCTCGAACTCATCAACCTCGTCGAGATGCTCGAAGGCTACCATGACGCTGCACTGCGTCCGAAGCACCGAGCGGCACGCGCTATCGTCGTTGGTATGATCGCCAAGATGAAGGCAAACGACATCCAGAACGGCGCTACCGAGGAGCAACTCACCCAGTTCGCTCGCGATGCGGTTGGTTTCTTCGAGTCGATTCACATCTGTATGCTCGAAGAGACCGACCGAAAGAAGCGCTACCGGTACAAGAAGAGGTTCCTTGGTGGGTGACCATGTCCGCATAGCCGAGCCGCATGATGCCGTCCTGACGGTGACAGAGAGGGCCATGAAGCATCGGATGCTCATTGTCCTCGAAGCGCTCGAAGCGGGCCATAGCCGAAACGCAGCGGCCTCCATGGCCCAGGTATCGTCTACCACCGTGTCGGCTTGGATCAGGAGTGGGCGCCGAAAGCCCACCCACCTCCTCTACCCGTGGTTCTTTCACGAGATTCAGCGCAGCGAAGGACAGGGCGAGAAGCTCTTTGCCGACATCGTCATCAGAGAGGCGACCGAGAACCACAACTGGCGCGCAGCCATGTTCGTGCTTCAGAAGCGCTACAAGTGGAACGATAGGCCGGATATGGACTCAGACGTTCAGCGAGACCAGCAAAAGGCCCAACTCGCAAAGACCAGGGCCGACACCACCTACACCGAAGAGCGCACCAAGAAGCTCAAGGAAGACGGCGAAGAGGTTGTTTTGGAGCGGCTCCGAGACATCCTCGATGAGGTGCGCGACGAGATGAAGCCGAAGGACGGCGAGAGCCCTGAGCAAGCCAACTAAGCGAGAAGAGGAACTGCGTCGGTGCGCAGCGGATTTCCGCTACTTCTGTCGTTACCTCAAGATCGTAGACAAGAAGGCCAGGCTCGTCACGTTCAAGCCCAACCAGTCCCAGCAGGACTTGGTGAACGCCATCGAGGAGAACCCCTGGGTGTTCGACCTCAAGGCGCGTCAGCTTGGCGGAACGACGGGCGTTGCCGCCTATGCCTTCTGGCATGCCTACTTCCGCTCCAACTTCCGCGTCGGCGTTATGGCCCAGAGCCGTGAGAGCGCTGAACAGATATTTGAGATCTATAAGCGCTTCTACGACAACCTGCCCAAATGGCTCAGGTTTCCCACACAGAAGTCCAATGTCCGAGAACTGCTCTGGTTTCACGGCGGCATGGTTCGAGTCTTCACGGCCAACACCCAGTCCGCTCGTGGCACCACCTATAACTTCCTGCACTGCTCGGAGTTCGCGTTCTACTCAGACGTGGAGCGCACGATTCAGTCGGCGTTCCAGACCGCTACGCCAGACGCTATCGTTGTGATGGAGACCACCGCCAATGGCCTGAACTACGCCCACGACCTGTGGGTCGGTGAGAACGGTTACAAGAAGGTGTTCCTGCCCTGGACCAAGGCCGAGGAATACACCAGGAAGGACAGGCCAAGCGGCCTCGGTCGCAACATGCCGGACAGGTGGCGCGAGTACGCCAAAGAGCACAAGCTCACCAAGCAGCAACTCTTCTGGGCCTTTCACGCCTACCGGACCAAGTGCGGAAGTAACTGGCAGACCTTCCACCAGGAATACCCAATCACAAGCGAGATAGCGTTCATCACGTCCGGTGAGCGCTTCTTCAGTGTCATCTTCCCGCACGTCAAGGCCACCGCTGGCTACCGGCGCTATGAAGAGCCCACCAAGTATCACGTCTATGCTATGGGGGTGGACACCGCGTCGGGGTCGCCGTCGGGCGACTACTCGTCCTTCTGCGTGCTCGATATCACCAACAAGGACAAGCCAAGGTGCGTAAGCACATACTACGCAAGAGTCTCACCAAGCGAGTTTGGAGACACGGTCCACAAGGAAGCCAAGGTCTGGGACGCGCTGGTGGTCGCCGAATCCAACTCGTACGGCCTGAGCATCATCGAGTCCCTCATCGGTGCAGGCTACGCAAACCTCTATCGAAGAACCCAGTTCGACAAGATGGCCAAGCGGTGGAAGGAAGAGTTGGGGTTCGTTACCTCAGTCGCCACTCGGCCGGTTATCCTTTCGCGCCTGCACAAGTTTGTCTCCGAGGAGCGCCTCGCCATCAACGATGACCGAATGAAGGCCGAGATGAACACGTTTGTTTACGACAGCCGTGGTAAGCCACAGGCCGACCGGGGAAAGCACGACGACATGGTATTCGCCTGGGCGCTTGCCTTGGCGGGCGTCGATCAGATAGAGGCCGTTCGAGAAGAGAAACTATCCAAGAAGCCCTCGTCATTGCGCGAGTTATTGGCATACGAGCGAGCAACGGGTAGGGTGTTTCAAGAAGAGTGGGCTGAACGTGAAGAGGACTCCCTCGACATTTTCTCTCATTCACAGTTCGTGCAAGGGCACGACAAACCCGCCAAGATTCCAAGGCGTTAAAAGGAGTTAGAGATGAGCTTTCTAAGCGAAGAGAAGACCGCAGAGCTGTACAAAGAGCTTGAGGGTGGACTTGGTGAGGGAGGCTCGATTGCGTCTTCGACCCCAGACGTAAAAGAGGGTATCGAGACCGCGCCTGCGGTCGAAGAGAAGGTTGAAGTGGAGGCCAAGGAGTCGGAAGTACCGGCGCCAGAGGTCGAAGCCAAGGCCGAAACCGGCAAGAGCGAGGAGCAGGCAGACGCCGCAGCACCTGACGGTAATGCTGAGGAAGAGTCTGTTCCACCGGGTCACCGCGTCCCGTACAAGCGGTTTAAGAGCGTTCTCGATGCGCGCAATCAGTACAAGTCAGAGGCTGACGAGCATCGTTCACAGATGAGCGCTTATGAGAAGCAGATGGAGTTGATGCGGAACGAGATGTCCGCACTGCGAAACCTGCAACCCGCCAGGCCGGTGGAGAATGTTGCTGATCCAATCGACGCAGAGCTCGATAGGCTTCTAGCGGGACAGTCGGAGTTGCCACCGGAGGTGAGACAGCAGATCACAGCCATGGAGTCCCGACTGCACCAGCAAGAGGTTCACGTCGAGCGACAGCGTCTCCGGCACGAAGTGGCCGATGTCGTGGGTAAACACGACGAACGACTTCATACGGATATACAGCAAGTTCTCTATAGCGCCGTGCAACGCGATCCAAACGCAGACCTGAGTCGCGTGGCTGAACAGTATGTGGCGTGGTTGGCCCAACGTGAGGAAGAGGCGATTGCCCGATACCTCAAGACCAACCCAGATGCCTCCGTCGAGGAGGTTGTAGAAGCTACTTCTGGGACTACGCCGGGCGTTCCTAGCCGACCCAAACGGGCCGGTACAGGGGCGTCCAGCGTGGCCACAGCCGCTGACAGACAGGGCTTCGGTTCGATCGCAGAGGGCTCAGAAGCCCTCCTGGGCGCCCTCAAAAAGGGCACGCTCAACCTCTTCGGCTAACAGGAGTTAGAAAATGGCGGAAGCCACAAGAGCATCTCTCGATGCGATTTTGAAGGACTACTACATTGGTCCTCTACAAGAACAATTGAATCAAGAGGTTATGGTCCTCAACTTGTTTGAGAAGGCCAAGATCACATGGGCAGGCAAGCAGGGCGTCGTGCCCGTGCATGTCGGGCGTAACACCGGCGTCGCATTCAAGGCTGAGTCGGACCCCCTCCCCGACGCTGGGACGCAGACCACCAAGCGCCTGACCTTCACCGCCGCCTACCTCTACGGTCGGTTCCAGGTGACTGGTCCGGCGATTGCGTCGGCTGCCAAGGGCGGAACGGCTAGCTTCGTTGGCGCTCTCGAACTTGAGATGGACAAGCTCAAGGACGATGTTCGCAACAAGGCTGATCGCACGCTCACAAGCGGTGGTCGCGTCGTTGGGTTCCTCAACCAGCACAAGACCGAGGGTGCCGCTGCCACGTGGGAGTTCCGAGGCGACTTTGCGAAGATTGCCGCAGTGTACAACGCCAAGGGAAGCAACATCGACGTTGCTGTCGTTGACTGCTCCAATGACACCCTGTCTGGCGACACGGTGACCTACGAGTTCATCACGACTTTGGCGGCCATCGACATCACCCACGCCGGGTTCAACCCCTCGGCTGGCACGATTCGCCTCACCAATGCTCTCAACACCAGTGGTGTTGCCGATGGCTTTGGCTGTGCGTTGGTTATCAGTGACACCAATGCCGCAGTGAATGCGCTCCTCGACGAGGAGCCCACTGGTATCTACGGCAACCTCGGTTACGTGAGCCTCTTCGGAGTCGACCGTGGCTCGGTGGCTGGTGACGCGATGGCGCTTCAGTCGGTTATCGCCAACATGGACGCCGACAACTCTGGCAGCGGCGATGCCGAGGCGCTCACGCTTGAGCGCATGCAGCAGATGATTGACGCCATCAACGTCACCAGTGGCCAGGATATCGACCTCATCCTCATGAACCCGATCATGCGGGCGAAGTACACCGCGCTTATCAGCGGCAACATCTTCAAGCCCGTCGAGAAGGCGACTACCGGTGATGGTGGCTTCCTGGGCCTGTCGTACGCTGGTGTGCCGATCAAGAGCGCCCGTCACGTCGACAACGGCTTGATGATCTTCATGAACACCAAGTGCTGGAAGCTCGCGGTGCTCGAAGATGGCAAGTTCGCGGACCTCGACGGAAGCGTTCTGTCGCGGGTTACCGACAACGACAGTTGGGAAGGTTTCTACAAGTGGTACTACAACCACTACTGCTACCGCCCCAACGCCAACGGCGTCTTGACTGGCGTCTCGTTCTAGGTGTGATGTGGCGATTCTCCACGACATCCTGCTTGTTGCCCTCCTTGTTGGCGGGGTGTTCGTGGAAATATCGTTGGTCAGGTTCCTGACCACTTTGAGACGGGTGAAGGGGGAGGAACTTGACCTCCTCCTTCGCCCACCCCATATAGACCCTACGCCCTCTGAAATGTTCGAGGTGATCTATGCTTCCCCTACTGGCACCCATAGCGGCAGCGCTTCAGCCAGCCACAGCGGCAGTCACAGCGTCGGGTAGCCCCGTAGGTGCAGCGTGGACCTCTGGGAGCGGGCAGTATGCTGTCAAGCAGGCAGCACCTCACCTCCTGGAGGATGAGGAAGATGCTTACATAGCCGGGCTTACGCTTGGCCTGGGCGAAACGGCCCTCGGGGGTGCCGACCCGCTCTTTGCCACCACCAAGAACATTGAGCTTGCGGGCGGCCCAGGTCTCGGCTTCGGCGCCTCCGGCAAGGGCAGCCAGGCCACGGCCGAGCAGTATTTCCCCGGCGCCTCACAGGCGTCACCGTATGTGCAGCAGTACCTGGACCCAGGCGGCATCCAGGGGCGTGTCCCGAAGGGGACAACTTTGGGAAGTGGTGCGCAGCCAGTTGACATAGGCGCATTCGACCCAAGCCTCATCAATACGGCGATGGTGTAAGATGCCTGAGTATCCAGAGAGCATCGGGAGCCACCTCCGGTCGTCCCGCAGCGACAAGACCTCCTACTCACAGGTTTGGGATCTATGCACGATGTTCCTCGAAGGGCGTCAGTGGCTCGATTACGACCGAGACGAGCGCAACTACGTCATCAACCAGCGTGCCCGCTCAGACGGTAGTCAGCGACAGACAGTCAACCTG